GTTGTCTAAAATTTGTTATATGTTTTACCTTAATCTTATTTTTGTTACTGATCATCTGTCGTTGCAGAAGATCTATTGTCATAATTAATGACACATACTAGTAATTGAGACTAGAACTTGAGTTCTTCGAGCTCACCAACTTATGGAAATCGAACGTTACTTGAGTCACGAAACGACTAAATGCTAAGCTTGGCTAATTTACTAATCAGTTTATACAGATTTGATAGTGGATAATCGATCCACCATACCTTTTGTGAGAAAGGTTACAGCAACAATTTTTAATGTTCATTTATAGATTACTATAGTGACTTACCCCTTGTGCGACTTTATAATGAAGTTAGGGGTTCCACTTTTTTGGAATTAGTGGAGTGTGTGAACGACATGGAGCAGTGACGCAATTTATTGCGGTACACTGTAGTATGTTATTTGTTCATTTTAGATTGTCAGTTGGTTTTGATCTTATGTGTGTTATCTCGACACACATATTGCGATTCCAATGCTAAGTTTTATTTGAGGAGAGAAGGCTTCATCTTCTCATATTGAGACAAGTTTTAGAGAGATCTGGCGCTTTTAGGGTTAATCCCCCTCTAAGCATCAATGTAGCAATGAAGTTAGTAATCAAGCACAAACATTTCCCGAAACGTCATCTTCTGATGACACCACAACGAGAAAATACGGACCTCAACATATTTTAGGTTCGGTTAAACAATTCACAACTTTATTAGATGATGTTGGTAAATATTCCAATGTCCGATTATCTGATCAAGTTGTTGCAGAAGTTGAAGGACTTATTGCCCTGTTTTTAACAATTCAGGGCTGTGATAATTTTGCTTCTGTTTCTTCTGCACTGTTCTTATATGTGCGAAGATTCTTTAACAAATCCATGACTAGTCAAGTCATGGAGTACTTCGAACAAATTTTTGAATTCGAAGTACAATCAGGTAGTGAAGATTTATCTTCTACCGCTGAATGGATTTCCCTTATGAACAATATTAGGGATAACTGGGATCTTGCTAAGGGCAATAAGCTCTTTTCCCATTTCTCGAAGGTTTTAGGCCTTCTTGTTACTATTGGTCTTTGTAAAGCCACTGATGTTACTTTTATGGTTAAAGATTATAAGATTTGGGAACCTGATTTCAAAGTGATACATGGTAGTGCTGTCGATATTGCTGACGCAGCACTTCAAAGTGTTGTGTTTTTTGTCGAAAGCATTTCCTTGTGTTATCAACACAAATCTCTTCGGCCACTTCTTGCAAATGATCGTGCAGCCCTCGAAATTGATGAGGAATATGCAACCATCGTTTTATGGTGGGATCTTGTTAAGAATGGAAATTTGATGCGAGTTGCCGGAGTTTCCGACGCCGAATTTGATAGGCGTCTCGAAGCTTTGTGCTCTAAATTGCGTAATTTGTTGTCTATTAAGACCAATTTCGAAAAGAAGTTGGTTCAAGACAAGTTTATGCGATTGCTTAAAGTCAAGAATGACTACATTACTATGAAAATTAGTAGTGGTGTCCGACGAGCTCCATTTACAATTGAATTGTGTGGTCAAAGTAGTCAAGGAAAGACTACTTGTGCTGATCAATTGATTGATGCACTTTTGACGAGTGCCGGTTACCCGACCGGCAAAGAATATCGTGCATCTTACAATGCTTCCGACAAGTACATGTCCACCTGGACATCTGACAAGTTGGTGTTGACTATTGATGACATGGCAAATGATAAAAGCAGCTTCGTTGAGAGGCCGCCTACTCGTGTCATGATTGATGTGTGTAATAACCAACCCTACTACGCCAATATGGCTGATTTAGATAGTAAGGGTAAGGTTTTTGTTGAACCCGTTCTTTGCGTTGTGAATACAAACGTGAAGGAT